TAATTAAATTATGTGTTGAAGAAAAAAAGAAAAATGACAAAATTCTTGCAGAGCAATTGAAAAATACATTACAAGACTTATGATACTATTAGTAGATGCAGACAGTTTAGTATTTGCTTCTTGTTATAAGAAACGAGAGCAACCCGAAGATGAAAAATATTACACTAACATAGATGATGCAAGACATAAGTTTGATGAGCAGTATATGAGGATCGTTAATGATTTAGAAGAAAAATATCCTATTGACAAAGTCATTACATTTAGTGGATCGAGAGGAAACTTTAGAAAATTAATTACAAGACAATACAAAGCTAATAGATTAAAAACAGAACTGCCACCCTTGTTAAGTCAAATGCACGATTATGTCAAAAGTTACTATGATAGCATTGTAGGTTACGGAGTTGAAACAGACGATATGGTAGCAAGGTATTGGAAGAAATTATGTGGTACAGTAGGCAGGAATAACGTAATGATTGTATCTATTGACAAAGACTACAGACAATTCCCTGCATTAATCTACAACTATCATTATAAACATAGAGTTGTTCTTGACATAACAGTTGACGAAGCAAGATACAATTTTTACGAGCAATGTATTGCAGGAGATACAGCAGATAATGTCAATTATTTTAAAGGCAAAGGTGTGAAATTTGCACAGAAGTATTATGCAGATTGTTTTACCGAATATCAATACAGAAGAAAATTGTTTAAATTATTTAAAGAAAAATACAAAAGCAAAGCACGAGAAAAATACATCGAATGCTATACATTATTAAAACTAAAAACTGATTAATGGAAGATTTAAAACTTATTAAAAAGTATGTAGAAAATGCATACAATACTAAAATTGATACAAGAAGTAGGAAAGCAGAAATTGTTAAGTATCGTGCATTATATTTTAAATTAGCTTGTGATACAACTTTTCATACATTAAGATCTATTGGCGAAGTAGTTAACAGAGATCACGCTTCTGTTTTGCATTCTAAAAAACATTTATTTGATTACGTAATGAAAGATCCTAAAGTACATAATTTGTATCAAATTTATAATGTTGACGTTTTAGGAAAAAAAGTTGTTGAAAACTACAGAGATATTGAACAGTATAATCAATTAAAAAAGAAGTACAATGAATTGTTGGTTTATAAGGAGTCACTTAAAAAAGCATTAAAAGAAAAAAAACCTTATGTCATTACAGAGCCATTAACAGATAATGAATTAAAATATAGAAAATTATCAAAAGATGAAGCTAAATTTTATGATGTTAAAGCAGATCTTGTTTTAAAATCTTTTAAATGGAAACGTAAAGACGAACAACGCAAAGAGGTTTACGACATTATCGTTGGAGAGCCAACAGTTGAAAACACAAGAGGTACATTAAGATAATGGATTGGGAATTAGAAATACAACTGCACTATCCACACGATAGATTTATGTTAGGGTGGGAGTTTTTACAAGCAACAGAAGAATATAATTATAGAACTATAAAACTGTATTTATTTATAGTAACATTTACACTTGACTTTTGAACGAGAGTAAAAAATACCTTTAGATATGAAAAAACAAATACAAAGAATACAACAACTTATTGATAAACTGCCTAATGGGAAAAGAAGAAAGGAATTGTTTAGAAAATTACTTAAACTAAAAGCAACCAAATAATACGTTATATATATGATACAAAAAGTAAAAATTAATGAAATTAGATCAAATGATACAAACCCAAGAACAATACAGGAAAGTAAATTTAAGATCTTAAAACAGTCATTAAAGGAGTTTCCCGAAATGTTAAGGTTACGACCAATAGTTGTAGACGAAAACAATATTATATTGGGTGGCAATATGCGATACAAGGCTTGTCAAGAATTAAAGTTAAAAGAAGTTTATATTGTTAAGGCAGACGATTTAACACAAGAGCAAAAAGATGAGTTTATAATAAAGGACAATACATCTTTTGGTCAATGGGATTGGGACATATTAGCAAATGATTGGCAAGCATCTAAATTAAATGATTGGGGGCTTGGAGTATGGGAAAATACAAAAGACGATGAAGAGTACAAACCAATTATGTTTCCAAGTTTTTCTAATGACGTTGTTACAAAAGATGACATCGAAAAAGCTAAAAATAATTTAGGAGAAAATTTTTCAAAAGGAACGGGCAGGAAATTTGTACAAACAATGTGTCCCGAATGTGCACACGAATTTAACATAGAAGTAGAATGAAGAACGGAAAACATTTAATTATAGATGCGTACGGCTGCAATAGAAACGATCTATGGAACGATATTGCAATAAACGATATGTTAATAGATGTAACAAAGATAATAGGTTTAAAGCCATTATCTGATCCTTTAATATATATTGTAGATGAAACAATGATTGAAAAGAGTAGTACAGGAATAACGGGTGGGATTATATTTATGGAGAGCCATTTTACATTTCACGCATTCCCCGAACGAAACTACTTTTCTGCAGACATATATTCTTGCAATACTTTTGATCACAAAGAAGTAATTGCATACATAAACAATTTGTTTAATGCAAAAGAAATTAAAGAAACAGTAATTATTAGAGGAACATCTTTATGACAAAAGAAATAGCAGAAATGTTTTTAATAACTGCAAAGTTTACGTTTGCAAAAACTATGCGTAACATACCACATTCTTGGATTTGCAGAAAAGATTTTGACAGCGACTTATTTGTTGAGGTTATGCAATACATTATAGAGAATGGCAAGAACAGTTATTTTTTTTCAAAAGAATATACATATTTACATATAGGAGAATACAAGTATTGGATAATGACAGACGAAAAAGGTTTTGACGATCCTACTGCAATAATTAATAGAGCAAAGATATGAATACAACATTTGTAATAATATCAATATCTGACAGAGTAAACGAGTTAAACAATTTGTTAGAGAGTATTATGTCCTTTAAAAAATTTAATGATTATGACATTAATTTGTTGTTTCAAGATAACAAAAACAACTTTGACAAAATTAAATATAAAGACAGATATGCAAATATATTTATAGAAAAAGATTTATTAGGTTGCCACGGTGCAAGAGTTATTTTGTTACGTAAAATTCCAAAGTATAAAATCTATATTAATTTAGATGACGATATGCTTTTGACAAAATACACTAATTACGATGCATCAATAAAAAAAGCATTAGAAAAACACACAGGTTTTGTATTAACGAATTGGGCAAAGACAGAAAGTTTAATGCTTAAAAAAGTACCGAAGCTAAAAGATCAATTTATTAAACAGGTCTTGGTTTATCAAGGTGGTGGTATGGTGTATGCAGAAAAGATTGCAGAACTTATGCGAAGATTAAAACCTATTAAATGTACCTTTGACACCGAATGGAGTTTAACATCTTATTTAAGTGGTTATACAAATTATAGGTATCAAGGGAGTTTAGCAATACATATGGTTTGTGGTATTGGTGGAATGAATGATTTTATGGCAAACAATCCTGCTATAACAACTCTTAATCCTTACGTTGAATATCGTAAAGCTAAAAAACAAAAAGGTAATGGTATGGATATATTAATACCTTTAGATAGTGACTTAAAACCTTTGGCAAAGCAAACACATTTACACAACAAAAAATTATTAGATGAAATATATAGTAAAATAAATGTATATACAGAAGCAAAAAATAGAATTAATAGACTGTTTGATGAATTTGATAATGTAGTTGTTGGTTTTAGTGGTGGCAAAGACAGTACCGTATGTTTAAGTCTTACATTAGAAATTGCAGAAAAAAGAAATAGACTTCCATTAAAAGTAGTATGGGTTGACCAAGAAGCAGAATGGCAAGGTACTGCTGATTATTGTGAGGAGATTTTTAATGACAAAAGAATTGAGCCAATGTGGTTTCAAATGCCAATGAAATGGTACAACAATTTGTCTGCTACAGAAAAGTATATACATATATGGCAAGACGGTAAGAAACATATACGAGAACGATCTGATATATCAATAAAAGAAAATGTTTATTTAGACTTTGGTTTTCACGAACTATTTGAGAAAATATTTAAAGTACATTTTCCTAATCAAAAGTCTTGTTATATAGCAGGAGTAAGAACAGAGGAAAGCCCAAAGAGAATGATGTCATTAACAAGCGCACTTACATACAAAGATATTACTTGGGGCAAAAAACTAAATGACAAATTAGGTCACTATACATTTTATCCAATATACGATTGGAGTTACAGCGATGTATGGAAGTATATATTTGACAACAATATAAAATACAATAAAATATATGACGCATTATTTAGTCACGGTGTTAGTGTACATAATATGAGGATAAGCAATTTACATCACGAAACTGCAATTCAAAATTTATTACTTATACAAGAGATTGAGCCAACAACTTGGAATAAAGTTGCAGAGAGAATACAAGGAGTAAATGCAATTAAACATTTAAAAAGTGATGCTTATAAATGTCCGAACGACTTGCCATATATGTTTAAGAGTTGGCGAGAATATGCATTATACCTTGCAGATAATTTAGCAGACGACAAAGAATTTAAAGACAAGATTAACAAATACGTTAAAAGCAATACAAAGTATATGATCACAAATAGTGTTTATGTAGATTTTTACAGAACATTAATAAAAACAATTTTGTCGCAAGACTTTGATTTTACAAAGCTATCTAACTTTTTGACAAACCCATATTTTAACACAGTAAAAAAATATGTAAACGGAAAAATAAATAAAGACAACTTTGCAATAAACAAAAAATACAATAGATACATAAACGAATTACTATAATGAATACAGAATTTAAAAAAATGCTTGTTAAAGAAATAAGCAAAGAAAACAATATTGAGTTAATAGAAGACATAAAAGAAATACTGCATCAAAATTCAGTATTAAAAACGCAACCCGTAAACAGAATTAAGTGGGTGCCAATAGATCAAGTGACACCTAATGACTACAACCCAAACTCTGTAGCAAAAAAAGAAATGGGACTTTTATACACATCAATATTACACGACGGTTATACACAACCAATAGTTACAATAAAAGATGAGGAAAAAAATATGTATGTTATAGTTGACGGGTTTCACAGATACTATACTGCAAAAACTAATAGTGACATTCTTGACAGAAACAAAGGATACATACCAATAGTAGTAATTGAAAAAGACATAAACGATCGTATGGCATCTACTGTTAGACACAACAGAGCAAGAGGTATGCATAGCGTAACGGGAATGTCAAGTATGGTATTTCAAATGTTAGAGAACGGGTGGAACGATGAGGATATATGCAACGAAATAGGTATGGGAATACAGGAGTTAATTAAACTGAAACATATTACAGGCTTCTCAAAATTATTTGCTGATGCAGAATATAACAAAGCTTGGCAAACTACAAATCAAATAAGATTAAAGGTAAAATATAAAAAAGAAAATGGACAAAAGTAGACATATAAAAAAGGAAAGTCTTTTAAAAGCATTAGAACAAAGTTTAGGAGTTGTAACTGTAGCTTGTAAAAATGCAGACATACCAAGAAGTACATATTATAAATGGCTTAATGAAGACAAAGACTTTGAACAACAAGTTGAGGATATTGCAAACATAGCAGTAGACTTTGCAGAAACTAAACTGCACGAGCAAATACAAAACGGGAATACAACTGCAACGATATTTTATTTAAAAACAAAAGGCAAACAAAGAGGTTACGTTGAGCGTCAAGAAATTACAGGAGCAGAGGGAATGCCTACTAATTTTCAAATCGAAATAATTGGATCAAAGAAAAATAAAGACTAATATTGTTTATGATCATCTTTTAGTATCTGACACAAAAATTATAGTTGAGCAAGGTGGAACAAGATCGGGCAAAACTTATAACATTATACTATGGATTATATTTCACTATTGCACTAATAATAATGACAAAGTAATTACTGTCTGCAGAAAGTCTTTTCCAAGTTTAAGGGCAACTGTATTAAGAGATTTTATGACAATATTGCAAGAGCATAATTGTTATAGCGAGAAGTTTCATAATAAGTCAAACTCTGAATATTATCTGTTTGGCAATTTAGTTGAGTTTATTTCTTTAGATCAACCACAAAAGATTAGAGGACGTAAAAGAGATTTGCTATTTATAAATGAGGGCAACGAGTTGTATTTTGAGGATTGGCAACAATTAGTTTTTAGAACACAAGAAAAAATTATACTTGATTTTAATCCGTCAGACGAGTACCATTGGATATATGAAAAGGTATTGCCAAGAGATGACTGCAGTTTTTATAAGACTACATATTTAGACAACCCATTTATTGAACAATCTATAATTAAAGAAATAGAATTGTTAAAAGATACTGACGAACAGTATTGGCAGATATATGGTTTAGGCGAACGTGCAGCGAGTAGAAGCACCGTATTTAGTTTTGTTGAAATTGACAAAGTGCCTAATGATGCAGAGTTAATTGCATACGGAATGGACTTTGGATATACTAATGATCCTACAGTATTTGTTTCTGTTTTTACTCTTAATCATAATCTATACATTAATGAACATTTGTACAGAACTAAAATGACAACTAATGACATCAATACTTTTTTAAGAGATGAGGGTATTGGAACAAAGCCAATATATGCAGATAGTGCAGAGCCAAGATTAATTAGTGAATTACGTAAAATGGGACATAACATATTTCCAAGTATAAAAGGAAGAGATAGCGTAAATGCAGGTATTGATTTATTAAAAAGATATAAGATCCACGTAACAAAAAAATCTTTAAATGCAATAGGAGAGTTTAGAAACTACAAATGGCAAGAGGACAAGAACGGATCATTAACAAACGTACCTGTTGACAAACACAATCACATAATCGATAGCTGCAGGTATGCGACTTACTCAATTTTAAGCAGACCAAACTTTGGATCTTACGCATTAAATTAAAAATAATTGTTAATAACGTAAAAAAGTGTTATATTGCATTATATATTAATCATAAAAAACGTAAACAAAATGTCAAGAACAATTAAAAAAGTAGCAGTCATTAAATTTAATGACAATTACGGAGGCTTAAAAGCGTGGACCATTCAAGAAGCGTACAATGGAAATATTGGTGATCCTCATTCTCACAAAGTTTTAAAAAGAGAATACTTTAACCAATTACAAGATGTAATCCAAGAGTATTTATCTAAAGGCTTTAGCGTAGAAATTTCAAATTAATAATAACGGGGGTGTAAAAACCCCCATTTAAAACAAAACAAATGTTACAAATTACCCAACAAGAGTACAGAGATTTAGTATCAATTATGTACTCAACACAACACTTAATCGAATACATCGAAAACGATGTTATACCGAACAATACTATTGAGAGGCTTGACTTAAAGTATCTAAACAATAGGACACGTTATATAAGCGACAAAATTACTAACTACGAAAAAAACAACGACTAATGAGAACATTATTAAGATACAAGCAAAATTTAAGAATAGACAGAAAAGACGTTTGGTCATACTCAACAATAGTTGCAAAGATAGTAGGAAGCGAATTACATCAATTAGGTTATTGGTCAATGACAACACAAAAACATATTAACTATGTCGCAAGAGAATTAAACTTAACACTAATAAAAGATTATTAATAATGACAGAAATCACAGAAATAGATAGGCAATTAAAAATATATTTCTTATCTTATAACAAGAAACAGATAGATACTGCATCAAAGTATCTACAGAACGTCCATAGGAAATATGGAACGGTAGACACACAGATAATTAAAAATATAATAAGATGACAAAAAAAGAAAGTAAAGGATCTAAATTAGGCAGAATGTCAAAAAAGATCACAAAGTTTATTTTAATAGCTGCACTATTTTACTTTGCAGGTAGGGTATTAATATCAGTACTTTTCAAGATATGAGTTGGCATTTTACATTTTTAAACCCACACGAACAAGATGAGTACGAATGTACAGAATGTGGAACATCGATGCCAAAAGAC